GGTAACTTTGTATCTTTTCCTGCAGAAATATTAAGAACCGGTATGAATACAATGATGATTGGTTTAAGAGAAATGCAACATTCTAATGCAGCTATTAGACAAATGGGTGTAAGAAGAATGGTTGGGGCTATTATGACTAGTTATGCAGTTGGTAAAGGTGTAACTGAATTATCACAAGTATTAACAAATACAACAAGTGCACAATGGGATGCATATCAAAGATCAGCAGCTGCAAGTTGGAATAAAATTTCAAATCTTATAGCAATACAAGGTTGGAAAAACGGTGAAAGTAAGGCTATTAATTTTTCTTATTTTAGTCCATATGATAGTTTATTTAAACCATTTGAAGCTGCAATGTCGATTGCAGAAAATCAAAAATTAAATCCACAACAAACAGAAGATTTTGTAATGGAAATGATGTTTTCAGAAGGAGGACCTGTATTTAATTTCTTATCACCATTTATATCTGAACCATTAGGTTATGATAGATTTATAGATGTAACTACTAGAAATGGTAAGAAAAAAGAAGGTGGTTCAGTTTATACTGAATCTGATAGTCTAAATGATAAATTTTACAAATCATTTAAACATGTTCTTGATGGTATTCAACCAGGTGTATTTGTTAGTGGTGGTAAAATAATAGATGCATTACAAAAAGATTTATCTGGTGGAGGTAAACCCGTTAATTTAAAAGATGAACTACTTGCATTACTTGCTGGAGTTAGAATAATTAATATTGATGTTAAAAAAGATTTACAGTTTGGTGCTGCAACTACAAACAGATTACTTAGAGCTGTGGATGAAAAGGAAGACTTCTATACATCAAAAGATTTTGTGAATAAAACACCATCTGATTTAGTAAATAAATTTGTTGATATGCAAGAAGAAGCATTCAGAATTCAAAAACAAATGTATATTACAATAAAAGATTTACAATTATTAGATTTAACTGATGGACAAATTTTAAACATATTAAAACAATCAGGTATGAATGAAACTTTAGCTAACAATTTAATTTCTGGAATTTTTACTCCTGTTAACTATTCTAAACCTAGATTTGAAAGAAAAATAAAAGAGGTAGAAGCATCTATGGATAAATTATCTGAAGATTCATCTGTATATAATTATTATACAAATAGAGATTTTTTATTTCCTCAAGCTAAATTAGATACCGTCAAAGCTGAATATGCAGGTAAATATTTCTTTGATGAAACTTATAATAAAGAAACAAAACAATTTGAAGGTGGTTATTATCCTGAAAGAGAATCTTATAAATTAAATGAAAATGGAACTCTTAAATATGATGAAAATGGTAATCCAATACCTGAAAGAGGATTTGTTGGTAGAGCTATAGAAAAAGCTGTAGATACTATAAAAGATTTACCTAGTAGATTTGCATTACCAGGACAAGATTTATTTGGTAAAGCTCCACAAAAACCTTTACCTCCTACACCAATGCCTAATCAACAAGTGATACAAACAGCAGCGGTTCAGGCACCAGGGGCCATGAATCAAGGTTTGACTGCAACAGAAAATGCGTTATTATCAGAAGAAGAAAAACAAATAACTTTAAGAAACAGAGGTTTAGCATAATGAATTATTTGGGCGGTCAGGTAGTTTCACACTATTGGGGTCTTTATGTGGCGGGGGTCACATTCTAATGGCAAGAAAATCAGAACAAGACGCAATTCAAAGAATAGATTCACACGAAAAACTTTGTCGTATTATGCAAAAACAAACACAGAATTCAATCAACAGTCTTCAAGGTCAGATTAATAGAATAGAAAGAATATTATTAGTATCAGCAGGTGCATTAATGTCAGGTATGGCTGGCGTTATATTCGTACTATTGCAAAAATTATAAAAATAATTATATTTACAGTAGGTCGCTTTAGGAAGGACCTATAAATTAACTGTCTAAATAAGGAGGTTATTATGACAAATCTAAGTACATTCCTAAATAACGCAATCGGTTTTGATGATATGTTTGATAGATTTAATTATCTATCTGCAGTCAATACTGGTTTTCCACACTACAACATAAAAAAAGAAAGCGAAGGTAAATATACTATTGAGCTCGCTTTAGCAGGTTACAAAAAAGATGAAGTAACAGTTAAAGTTGAAGACAATACTTTATCTATTGAAGGTTCTTCAAAAGAAGAAAAAGCAGACTTTGTACATCAAGGTATTGCAAAAAGATCTTTTAGAAGACAATTTCAATTAGCTGATTATGTTGATTGTAATGGTGGTAAATTAGAAGATGGTATGCTTAAAATTAAACTTGAGTATAATCCACCTGAATCTAAAAAACCAAAACAAATAAAAATTGATTAATTAAGGAAGCGGGCTTCGGCCCGCTTTTTTGTGGTAGTTGTTAGTTTAACAGCTATGAAACCTGGGGATTAAAGACCAACTGAACTAACTTCGCTTGTTAAAACGAGACACTACCACTTGCCCCTAGAAGCTTATCTTTATCCCATTCGTAAAAACTTATATCCAATCTTTTAAATCTTCACCCATAATTTCATTTGCAATATTAACTTTAGCACGTAAAGCTTTTACAATTCTGTCATCAACAGTATCTTCACAAATAATATCAATATAAGTCATAGGTTTTTCTTGACCTATTCTATCTATTCTTGCTTCAGACTGTTGTCTTTTTTCTAAATCATAACCATTAGAAAAATAAATCATATTACTACCTGCAGTTAATGTAATACCATAACCACCTGTATGAGGTGTACCTACGAAAAATCTACACTTATCATTATTTTGAAATAATTTAATATTCTTTGATCTTTTATCAGTTTCAGTTTCACCAAAATAATCTACAACTGATTCTTCACCATAAACTTTTTGTATTTCTTTTATTATTCTTTTTACATCATGAGTATAGTGAGACCATATAATAGCTTTACCTTCTATATTTTCTAATATGTTCATTAATTCTGTCAAACGATTACATTTTAAATCTAAAATAGTACCATCATCAGCTGTAAAATGACCGCATGTAATTTGATGTAATCTCATCAGTTGAGTCATAACAGTTGCTGATGTAAGCATTTTTCCATGAAGAAATGCTAAAGCTTCTTGTTTCATTTGTTTGTAAACTTTTTTCTGATCTGGTGTTAATTCAACAATATGTTTAATAAATGTTTTCTTTGGTAAATCTAAACAATCATCTTTTAAACATCTAAAAGAAAATGGTTCTATTTTTTGTGATAACTCACCAAGGTTTATATAACCTACAACAATTTCAACTCTTCTACCGTTGACTTCAATCTTTCTCATTTTAGCATATCTTGATCTAAACGTGTAATACGAATCATGACCCAGGAGCCAGGGATCAAGAAAAGCACATTGACTATATAAATCTAATGGTGACTTAGTTACAGGTGAACCTGTAAGTATTCTTCTATACTTTGCATATTCTCTCAATGAAACAATATTTCTAGTTCTATTAGATGTTGGAGTTTTAATTGTAGTAGATTCATCAATTGCAATCATTGCTTTGTGACAAGATAAAAATTTTTGTGCAAATGTTGTACCTTCACCAGAACTAAATGCTTCAACATTCATAATTAAAATATGAAAGTCAGTTCCAGTTTCAAATAAAGTATTTAATATTTTTTTCTGTTTAGAAGATTTGTCAGATGTTTTCCAAAGTACAATTTTCTTTTCAATATGATCAGGAAGGTGAGTAGGAACCTCCTGATCATACCAGTTCTTATAAACACCTTTTGGTGCAATAAGAAGCAGACCATTTATTTGGCCTTTATCATAAAGCATTGAGGCATTATCTAATAATACCTTTGATTTACCTGTACCCATTTCCATGAAGTACGCAAAATTTTCTTTGTCCCAAGACATTTTTAACGCTTTAAGCTGATGTTCGTATGGCTTGGTTTTAAATTTATAAAACATAATAACTATTTACTTTTACTTTCTAATCGTTATATATGTTACGAAAGGAAAAAAGTCAATGAATAAAATAGTGAAACAAGATGACAAATTAGTTTACACTGACGATATACAATCTAAGGTTTATTTAATTCAAGAAATACCCGGGACTGCACAAGGTCAACCAAAATATAATATTTTAGGTGCACAAAAATATGGCAAGATTATAACTTTATTACCAGAATTTTCTCAAATAATTTTATCACCAGGACCATTAATTACAAAACTTAGAAGTCTTTTAAAAAATTATACTGAAAAAGATTATTTATTATTATCAGGTGATCCTGCTATTATTGGTGTAGTGTGCTCAATTGTCGCAGATGTAAATAATGGAAAATACAATTTACTTAAGTGGGACCGGCAAGAAAAAACTTATTATCCTATAGAAATAAATTTATTTCAAAAATAAATCTTGACAAATTAATTTAGTTGTTTATCTATGTGTTTATGAAAGACACAGAGGTAAAAAATATGATTAACTTAAGACAAGACGCTCCGGATCAAAGCGATGTTGTTGATCCACAAAAACTGTCTGAAGAAATAGAAAAATTAAAATCTATTCAATCAGCAATATCTAATAAAGAATCAGAATTAAAAGAACTTAAAGAAGAAGAAAAAATTCAATCAGGTGTGGTTATACCTAAACTGATGGAAGAAATGAATTTATCTACTTTAAAACTTAGAGATGGTTCTGAAGTTTCAATAAAAAATATTTATAGCGCCACAATAAAAGCTGATAAAAAGCTAGAGGCGATTAACTGGCTTCGAGAGAACGGTCTTGGTGATATTGTTAAAAACGATATTACTGTTACCTTTGGCCGTGACGAAGACAACAAGGCTATGGCTTATGCTAACCTTGCGAAAGAGCGGGGTTATGAACCGACGCAAAAAACGTCTGTTCATCCCGCTACTCTAAAAGTAGTTCTTGAAGAACATCAAAAAAATGGTAAAGATGTTCCTGAAGATTACTTTCATAAGTTTGAAGGTTTTCAAACTAAAATAAAAGGTAAATCAATAAATCAATAGACAAATAAAGGAGTAAATCTATGTCTACAACAAATGCTAATATAGCAAAAAAGAATAGTGCAGGTGCACTATCAACAATCAATCTAAGAAACGACTCTGGAAGAGGTGCAGAAGAAATTAAATCGGATGATGTATCAACACCGATTTTAAAAATTCTTCATCAGTTATCTCCAGAATGTAACTCAAGAGATTCTAAATATGTCGAAGGTGCAAAACCTGGTATGATATATGCGAGTTCTCTAGGTACACTGATTGATGGTGAAAATGACGGTATCAATGTTTTGGTTGCTCATGCACAAACTAGATATCCAGAATGGCAGGAGAGAGGCGATAGTGCTTCTGCTCCAGTAGGTACGCATATGCAAATACCTGCAGATGCCACTGAAGAAAGGAACGGAAGATACAGATTACCAAATGGTAACTATGTAGAAAAAACTGCATACTTTTATGTTTTAGTCATAGGAGATGAAGTTAGACCTGCAGTAATACCAATGAGGTCTTCTAATCTTTCACCAGCAAGAGAGTTAAACAACCTTATCAAAAACTTAAGATTTAAAGATGATAAAGGTGTTTATAATCCTGCAGCATATGCAGCAGTTTATAATTTAAAAACTGTTGGTAAATCTGTGGGTAGTAAAAGCTGGCATGTCTATAAACCATCTAAGTTAAGAGACCTAGATATAAATGATAAAACAGATGCTGATTTATACTTAATGGCACAGGAATTACAAAAAACTGTGTCTAAAGGTCAAGCAAAACCTAAGTATGAACAAAAGGCAGAATCTGTTAACTCAAAAGACATTCTGTAATTATTACTGTTCAGTAATAGTAGCTACAAAAGGCGGTATCGGGAGACTGAGACCGCCTTTAGAAATAATAATAAAAAGGTAACATGGAAAAATTTAAAAAGTATTTTAGTGGGTTAGAAAGAAACTATGGTTTCTGCAATATTAAAAACGGACACAGGGACCAAGAATCAGGAAAATTAAAATTAGATCCAGGTGATTATGGTTGGTCTGGTAAATCAATATTAGATTTAGATTATGAAGATCATTTAAATGGAGTTAAGTCTATAGGTATACAACCTTGTACTGATGAAGGTTTAGCAAGGTTTGGTGCAATAGATATTGATCCTAAAAAATATGATAAGTTTGATGTCAATAAATTTTTAAAAAAAATACAACAAAAAGAATTACCTGTAATACCATTTAAATCTAAAAGCGGTGGACTTCATATATATGTATTTACAGAAGACTTTATTCCTGCATCAGAAATAAGAGAATTTTTAGAAAATTTATTATTTATATTTGGATTACCTGCAAAGACAGAAATATTTCCAAAACAAATTCAATTAGGTAAAGATAATAATGATCAACCTGTAAATGGTAATTTTATAAATCTTCCATATTATAATAAAGATGAAAGACAAGCTTATCTACCAACAGGTGAAATGATTCCATTTGAAGACATAATGGATGTAATAGAATGTAATTTACAAACACAAAAATCTTTAAGAGATACAGTTAAAAAATTAATTAGCGATGAATTAACAGGTGGTCCTGAAGAATTTAAAAATGGTCCTCCATGTTTACAAAAAATAATTATGGAACTAGAAGAATCTGATACTAAATTAAAAGATGAAAGAGATAGATTCTTATTTAATTATATGGTCTTTGCTAAAAAAAAATTTAAAGACAATTGGGATTCAAAAGTTTTAGAAATAGCAAGAAAATATTTTCAATATGATAATGATTGGGGAGATAAAAAAGTAGAGCAGAAAATAAAAGCATGGGCAAAAGATACTGCTGGACATACCTGCAATGATGAAGTTGTTGCAACACGATGTAATAAATTACAATGTTTAAAAAGAGAATTTGGTATTGCATCACAATTAAGAAAATCCTGGCCTATGTTATCTGGTCTAGAAAAAATAGATTATAAACCTGAACCTGAATATTATGTAAACGTAACTAAACCAAATGGTAAACCAATAACAATACATATAAAAAATATAGAACATCTCACAGATCAATTAAAATTTAGAAATATAATTGCAAAAAGTATTTCATCACTACCACCGACATTAAAAAAACCTGATTATGAATTAATGATAGATGAATTATTATCTACAGAAATTACAATACAACCACCAAAAGGAACTACACCTTTAGAAAAATTATATTCTTTTACAAAAGAATATTTAAATGACACTAGAGCAACAACCAATACATCATTTGCAAATGGTCAAGTATTTGTAGATAAAGATATTGCTTATTTTAAATGGTCTAATTTTTATGATGATATATCATCTAGAATTAATTGGAAGGAACCTGAACAAAAAACTGGTGTATGGTTAAGAAAACATTTTAATGCAGAGTTTAATGTTTCAAAAAGATTTCCAGGTAAAGATAATAAAACAGGTAAACCATTTAATCCAATCAATTGTGTATCTATTAGTATGGATAAATTTATGGAAGAAGTTCTTCCAGATGAAATTATAAAGATGACACACAAGAAAGATATTCTGTAATGATATATAAAATATATGGACCACCAGGTACAGGTAAAACATATACTCTAATTGAAAAAGCTAAAGAGTATTTGGATCTTGGAACACCACCACACAAAATTGGTTACTTTGCTTTTACAAGAAAAGCAGCAAAAGAAGCTTTATCTAGAATGCCATTAGAACCTAAAAAATTAGTTTACTTTCAAACACTTCATTCGTTTGCTTATCACCAACTTAGTTTAAATGATACGGATATTATGCAGCCATATCATTATGAAGATTTAGGTAAACAATTAAATATAAAAGTTAAATATCATGATAAATATAATGATGAAGAGATACATTATTTAACATGTGATAATGAATATTTTCAATTAATTGGAAGAGCAATTAATAGAGATATAACTATAAGAGAAGAATTTGATAGAGGAGAGCATGATAAGAAAAATGTAAAGTGGAGTATTTTAAAACATATTGATGCAAATTTTAAAGAATATAAAACTGCAAATAAACTTAATGATTTCAATGATATAATTAAAAGAATAATAGAAAAAGATAAGTTACCACAGTTTGAAGTTGTCTTTATAGATGAAGCTCAGGATTTATCTCCATTACAGTGGAAACTATATGACAAATTAAAAGAATATACTAATGATATTTATTTAGCTGGTGATGATGATCAAGCTATCTTTGGTTGGGCCGGTGCAGATGTAGATAGATTTATAACTGAACCTGCTGAAGAAACTGTATTAGAACAATCACAAAGAATCGCAAGACAGATACAGGAAGAGTCTATTAAGCCAATAGAAAATATTAGAGGTTTAAGAAAACAAAAAGAGTATTTACCAAAAGATGAAGAAGGACATGTTTCTTATATATCTAATTTTGGTCAAGTGGATTTATCTAAAGGTAAATGGTTAATACTTGCTAGGACAAGTTCTAAATTAATAGAATTGATGAAAGAATTAAAAAAAGAAAATTATTATTTTCAAAGTAATAAAGGTAGAAGTTATAATAGAAAAATTTATAAAGCAGCTATTAATTATACTTTATTTTGTAAAGGTGAGGAGATAGCTGAAAAATATTTAAAAGATATTCATGAGTTTACTGAAAATAAAATAGATAAATCTAAACCTTGGTATGAAGCATTTACAAATGCAAATCAAAAAGAAATAAATTACATACGAATATTATTGGAAAAGGGTGAAGATTTAGATTCAGATGCACGTATATGGTTTTCAACTATTCATACTATTAAAGGTGGTGAATCTGATAATGTTATTCTTTCATTACATCAAGGTTCTAAAGTTCAGAAATCAATTAAAAGAAGTATAGAAAAAAGTGATGAAGAAAATCGTGTTTGGTATGTAGCAATAACTCGTGCCAAATATAATTTATATAAACTAAAAACCAAAGATAAACGTAAGGAGTATATAATATAATGACAAATAAAGATATGTTTGAAAGTGCTTTTCCACAAGATAAACAGATAGGTGGGAGTCACTACAAAGACTTTCATATTCAACCGTATGAATTTATTTCTAAGAATGACCTTTCTTTTTTTCAAGGAAACGTTATTAAGTATGTGTGTCGTTACATGAATAAAAACGGCATACAAGATTTAGAGAAAGTAATTCATTATTGTGAATTAGAAATTAAAAAAATGAAAGATATGAAGAGGAAAAAATAATGAAACTACCACCTAAATTTCAGGCTAGGTCAGAATGGTTAGAACCAACAGAATTTCCTGATTTATCTAAACATAAAGAAATAGCAATTGACTTAGAGACACGTGATCCTGATTTAAAGAAAATAGGTTCAGGGGCCATAAGAGGTAATGGTGAAGTTATAGGTATAGCTGTAGCTGTAGAAGGTTGGTCTGGTTATTATCCAATAGCTCATGGTGAAGGTAGAAATATGGATAGAAAACAAGTATTAACTTGGTTTCAACATGTACTAAGTACAACTGCAGACAAAATATTTCATAACGCAATGTACGACGTTACCTGGATTAGATCATTAGGACTTAAAATAAATGGAATTATTTATGATACAATGATTGCAGCGTCATTAGTAGATGAAAATAGATTTTCTTATACATTAAATTCTTTATCTGGTTTTTATAAACTTGGATATAAAGATGAATCAGAATTAACTAAAGCTGCAAAAGAAAGAGGATTAGATCCTAAATCTGAAATGTGGAAATTACCAGCAATGGCTGTTGGTGCATATGCTGAGAAAGATGCTGAACTTACTTTAAGTTTATGGCAGTTAATGAAACAAAAAATAAATGAAGATATTTCACCGGGAAAAAATTTAAAAAATATATTTAAGTTAGAGACTGATCTTTTTCCTTGTCTTGTTGACATGCGTTTTTTAGGCGTACGAGTTGATCTAGAAAAAGCACATCAATTAAAAACAGCGTTGGCAGTAAAAGAAGAAAACTTATTACAACAAGTAAAAATAGAAACAGGCCTAGAACCTCAGATATGGGCTGCAGCAAGTATTGCGAAAGTTTTTGATAAATTAAATTTAGAATATCCAAAGACCGAGAAAACACAATCACCTTCTTTCACTAAGAATTTTATTTTTAATCACAGTAATCCTGTAGTTCGTATGATAGCAGAAGCTAGAAAAATAAACAAGGTTAGAACTACGTTTATTGATACAATATTAAAACATGAGCATAAAGGTAGAATTCATGCAGATATAAATCAAATACGATCAGATGATGGCGGTACGGTTACAGGAAGATTTAGTTATTCAAATCCAAACTTGCAACAAATACCTGCAAGAGATCCAGACACAGGACCATTAATTAGAAGTTTATTTATACCTGAAGAAGGTTGTAAGTGGGGAACCTTTGATTACTCACAACAGGAACCAAGGTTAGTTACACACTATGCATTACAGTTTAAATTTTTTTCAGTAAATGAAATTGCAGATGCTTATGATAATAATCCGGATACAGACTTCCATAAAATAGTTGCAGAGATGGCAGGTATTGACAGAAAAGAAGCCAAAACAATTAACTTAGGTTTATTTTATGGTATGGGTAAAGCTAAACTTCAAGCAGAGTTAGGTGTTACACCTGAGAAAGCAGAAGAATTATTTAAACAATATCATAACAAAGTACCATTCGTTAAACAGTTAATGAATGAAGTTATGAAACATGCTCAGGATGAAGGTTTCTTAAGAACAATAGAGCATAGATTTTGTAGATTTCCAAAGTATGAACCTATCTTAAGAGGTGATGACTGGGGAAAATATGTTCCACCTGAAGATCATGAACGTATGTTAGAGTTACAAAACATGGGTGAATGGTTAAAAGATGATGAAGGTGAATTAATTTTAGATGAAAAAGGAAATAAAAAGAAAAATTATTGGCATCAAAATGGTCATAGAAGAGCATTTACTTACAAAGCTTTAAATAGATTGATACAAGGTAGCGCTGCAGACATGACTAAAAGAGCTATGGTTGAATTACATAAAGAAGGTTTAATAGGTCATATACAAATACATGATGAATTAGATTTTTCTATTGAATCAAAAAAACAGTCTGATAAAATTAAGGAAATAATGGAACATGCAATTAAGCTAGGAGTTCCGAACAAAGTAGATTATGAATCTGGTCCTAATTGGGGTGAGATTAAAGAAGAGGAATAATGAAGAACTATGGCTTATTTAAATGCAAATGTACCACCAATATATTGCAAAGTAAGGAAGGAATATCTTTATGATTTCAAAGAACATCATGGAGAAAGTGAAGACTGTGTTATCTTCGGTCTTGTCTCTATTTCAGGTCGTGCGCTCTTATTTAATATCATGTTACCCAATGGTGCGTGCTTTTGGCGTTTGCCTATCTCAGCGTTTTTCCAAAAACATTTTTCTAGATCCGAAGTGCCAGATATGTCGGTTGACCAGTTACAGTTGTGGAACTGTTTTAGTTATTATCCTTCTGTTCATACTTTTGATTGGCTGGCTGGTATAGACGGTAAATATAGAGGTAAAGATAAAAAATTTTACAAAGGTCAATATTTATTTACGGTTGACTGGGCTCATCCAGAGACTAATATACTAAACACGGAACATTCAGAAATTCCGCAAGAGCATAAGTGTGCTCATATAATACAATTAGAAAACGGCAATTTTGCTGCTCAGCCAAATAACAGAATCATTTGGCATGTAAATAGTTATACAACTGATAATTCATGGCCAGACTATAAAGTACAAAACACAGTTTGGGATTGTGAAGGTTCTGATTGGGTAACAGAAGATTCTGATAAAATGTTTTATGATATTGAGGAGACAAAAAATGATTAAATATATTTGTAAAAAATGTGGACATGATTGTCATTGTAACTATAATTGTGACGCAAATCCATATGACGGCGGATGTCATTGTAATAAGTGTGAACATAGAGAACAAACTTCTTTATGGGGAAGATTTGTAGATTGGTTATTTGATTGGGTATAATTATGAAAAAATGTAAACAATGTGAAAAAGAGTTTAAACCAAAAGACGAACTAGATTTATTCTGTAGTCAAGATTGTAAAGAAGAAGCATTAGCGGAATTAGATTCAGATTCTGACGAGTGTTTGTCATGTCAATAAAGAAACCACTTACTATCTCTGAGGAGGCTAACGTGCAGATGCCTATGAAGACGGTTGCTAGTTTGATCGGTCTTGTTGCAATAGGCACCTGGGCTTATTTTGGTTTGATTGAAACACAAAACCAACATCATACTCGATTACAATTAATGGAAGCAGATGTTGAAGATAACACAGAGTTTAGAATAAAATGGCCAAGAGGTTTAATGGGT